CCTCATAGTGTAGTTGTTGTTTCTACCTAATCATAGGTTTCTGTGGATTCCTCCCTCTAAGCGGCGAGGATGCGAAGGCGTAAAGCAGTTTTTGAGCCTTGCTTATACACGTTCGGCAAATCGGTTATGTTGAAAGCAAATTCGAGCCATCGAAGTTTCTTCCAGTTGAGCAGGTTTGGGCCGTTACGGCAATCGTAGCCTGATTGAAAATAGGAAAAGAATTGCACAAAGTGCGCATCTTGAAATCCTCCGGCTATCCCCAATCCTAACAACCGTTGAAAAGAATCAAACGGTGATTGAATGTAGGTCTCGGAATATGCAGCAAGCATAAACCATTCGTCGGTTGGTCGAGTAGGCTTCAGAGCCCTCCAGGTTGTTCCTGAAACATGCATTTCGGATGGTGCCATTGCAACGCATGATTTGTCGACCGAAACAGTCATCTTGAAAAACTTGTCAAAGAAAACAGCTGCTTTGTGAAGCACACCGGTGGTGCGCTCTTCTAACATTGTGAAAGCAGAGTCATCTCCATTGGTCCGCAAGGAACGGATGTTGAGCATCTCGTAAAACCCGAAGGTCTTGATGAGAATGCGATTGATGATTGAGTCAATTAGGTTCGTGAAGTGTGAACCTGATGGTACGCCAGTGTGTTTGGTAACACAGCGACCATTTGGAAAAAGCATTGGTGTGTGAATAAAATATTCAACAATATTGTCAAATGCCTTCTCGGTACGTTCAGCTACTCCAGAACGTCCTCGTTGGGTACCAGTGATCTTGTCGTAATAGTAGCCAAATTTGATGTTTTGCTTAAGTACAGCAAAAGCATCACGGATGATGAAGTTGGAACGCAGTGTATCGAAAGACTTGAAGTCAAGTCCGACTCCGGCAGTATCCTTCTCGTCAGAGAGCAAGGACAGATATTTTTGAATCCGGAATTTAGAATCGACGCCAGTCAAGAACAGATCAGCCTTCTGAGAATAAAGTTTGTCAATCAGAGGTTGAGCGAACACTGCTTCGCAAGCAGTCATGGCGGCGGGGTACATCCACACAAGCCGAGTCTTTGGACTAGTCTGTTCAGACAGTCCACCACGAGTAGACATGGTGCAAGGTAAAAGCGGGCACCGATGTAAATCGTAGAGCTTGAGGTGATGAAAATGAAATCGCCCTTCTTGAAGAATTTGGTCTAGAATGTCACCTTTTCGTTGAAAGTGAGGGTATCCAGAAGAGGTTGACTTAACTAAGTCAACATCCTTAATCCAGTGAGGAATGATAGGCGCATCGAGTTTGAACTCCTTCATTGTCTGTTGGAGTGCGAGCTTGTAGCTTGCAGTGAAACGATCATCGGAAGTAGGAAAGAGCAAAGGTGCTCGAT